CACCGTACACAGAGAAATCAACGCCCGGCTTGCCACACTTTACAGCATGACAAGCCGCGACGAAGATAAGAGTTTCGAGGGGAAAACAGAAACCATTGCCCATGGAAACAAACTTATTGTAAGGGGTAACTACTCCTTGCATAAGATAATTCCGGGAACGCACATCGTTAAGATATGCGAACCACTCTGGGTGAACGAGATTCTTAACAACGGACGTGGCAATGCTATCACTAGCACTGCTTAAGTCAATAGTTACGAATGGATCGTTTGAATCGAAGGAACCCTCACGGGCTAGCTTCTGATTCAAGGATTGGTCCGAAAGATCGATACCGATTCTCTTCAAGCGTTTCCGCATAAAGAGGTCAGTACCCTTCTGAAGGTAGCCATTCCACAATGGTTCGATAGCTATAGTACGATGTACTAGAGCTGTCTTTGGCACAAATGCGACTTTATTGTATGTCGCGATTTCGACTCTGTGTTCAAACCAAGAACTATTCTGTGACTCTTCAACATTGTCACAGCACTCAGTATCGTAGCAAACGGCATATGATTCTTTACGAATCATAGCTGCAAGCTCACGAAGCTGAGGATTCCGGTTATAAGCATGAGCCGAATAGCAAAGCGCTGAAGGTGAGACGGTCCAGACTGGTGAAAGTAACTTATCCGCCAGACTGGTAGCATCGCCGCCCACACCAATAGAAGCACCAGGTCCAAAGCCACACTCCGCTATGACGTTACCTATTTCGAACGTACCAAGTACGTATGAGATAAAGTGACGCATAGACGCAAGGTACTCTTCATGAGGACTGCGAAGTCCGTCATAAAGAGAAAACCTTTGATTAACACGACGACATAAATGTTCGGCGTGATGAAACTTCTTTAAGGCATTCGCTTCCGGGTCAAGACCCGGGATGCGAGCACCCCAAGGAAATTTCTTAATGAGCAAAGCTAACTGATTCGCCTCAAAATGCTTAGAGGCGCTCGAATACGTCTGTTTCGAGATAAAATCAGCATAAGAAAGAAGAGAGCCATAATCCTTAGCACGCAATAAACCTAATGCGTGACTATGAATTAGGCAGCCCTTCTTCTTGTGGGACCTACACACATTGGCCAAAACTTCAATATAGAAATCGAAGGATTGGCTTTTGAGTTGCTTATTGGTTGCCCGAAGGAGTTTCAGTAAGCGATTTGATGATTTCTTGGACATGAAGATGTTCCTTGAAAATTTCTACGGTCGATTCCGACCAGAAAGCTGCAGCGGCCGCAGTAATAATTGCGACAATCACAGCGAAGGCGGCAGGCGTGTTCATTTAGAACGACACCTGCTGAGTCTTCACGTGTGTTTTCATGGAGGCACCCGAAACGAGGGCCCCCATGTCGTTAAGCAGCGC